CGCTAAAAAAAATAAACCCGAAAAAATTCTAATCATTGCAAACAAATTGGATACATCTTTAGAGATGGCAAACAAGATTAGAGGGTTTGTTGGTCAATGGCCAAAATGGGTTGGTATTGATTTCGCGGCAGAAAAAAATTCACAAAAACATTATAAACTAAATAATGGATGTGAGGTAAAAGCGGTTGCAACGTCAAAGGATGCATTACGTGGATTTACCCCTACGGTACTTATATTTGATGAGGCGGCCTTTATTGAGGCGGATAGTGACTTTTGGGCGGCTTGTATGGCATCCCTATCTACAGGGGGTAAAGTAATTGTGGTATCAACACCAAACGGGTATGATCCAATTTACTACGAAATATACGACCAAGCATTAAGAAATATGAATGATTTCAAGATCACTGAAATGTATTGGTTTAGAGATCCAAGATATACTAAAGATTTGTATTTGGTTAAAACTGAAGATATTATTCATTACTTATTAAATAAAGAAGAATACACCCAAGATAAAATATTAAGTTGGGAAGGGATTCCATTTGAAACTAGAAATTATGATGATTTAAAAACCATAATGGATAGTGGATACAAACCTTGTTCAGATTGGTTTGAACGAATGGTTAAAAAACTTAAATACGACAAACGTAAGGTTTCCCAAGAGTTAGAATGTAATTTCCTTGGATCAGGAGATAATGTATTTGATTCAAAAATGTTACAGACAATCCGTGAAAATATGGTTAAAGAACCCCAAAATAAAATGATGGGGAATTCATTGTGGATATGGAAGGAACCTGTTGTAGGACATAAATACATTATGGGTGTTGACGTTTCCCGTGGGGATAGTGAGGACTTTAGTACAATTCAAATTATTGATTTTGACGAACGAGAACAAGTATTAGAATATATTGGAAAAATTCCACCCGATGTATTGGCAGAAATTGCTTATAAATGGGGAAATATGTATTCGGCATATATTGTAATTGATATCACTGGTGGTATGGGAATTGCAACATCAAGAAAATTACAAGAACTTGGATATAAAAGTATGTATGTTGATGGAGTTGATTTAAATAATACTTGGAAATACGATCCAAAAACCCTTGATAAAATTCCTGGAATTAACTTCAACAACAAACGTGTTCAAATCATTGCATCATTTGAGGAAGGAATGAGACATAAGTTCAGGATTTATAGTTCAAGGTTGTATAATGAAATGAATACATTCGTTTATGTGAATGGTAGACCCGATCACCAAAAAGGTCATCACGATGATTTAATTATGTCTATATCAATTGCATTATATGTTGGAGAATCGTCCTTTTCAAGTTTGGAACGAGTTACAGAACAAACAAAAGCAATGTTAGATTCTTGGACGGTAAATAATAACGAATCGGTTAAGGATATAATAACATTTAACCCTGTAATACCTCATGCAAATTTTGATAGACATAGAGAAAATTCAAGTGCTAGTAGAAAGGATTATGAAACTTACGGGTGGTTATTTGGTAATAGATAATATTTATAATAAAATTTAGTATGGGTTTAGTTAATAGAAAAAGATCGGGTAAAATAATTGCGGGTAGTAAATTAATTGTCCCTGGACAACCTGTTTTGTCTGCTAAAAAATTTGAGATAACTTTTAATAAGACAGGATCAATGCCCGAAAGTAGTAAAAATAACCCACCAACACCGCCACCGCCGACTAATCCTTAACTATTTAAAAATACACAAAATCATTTAAATTATCAATATGGAACAAAATAAAAATAATCTAACAATTTGGCAAAAGTTATCACAATCTTTTGGTCCTAATTCATTAATGAATCAGGATTACCCAACGTATAGTTTGGATAAAAAAGAATTGTTAAAAACAACCGACAAAAAAGAATATGAGTTAGAAAAACTCCAAGCTCAACAAACAATGTATTTGTCGGGTCAATGGGCAAAAATTGAAAACAATTTATATACTCAAGCAATCTATTATGAACCAACAAGATTGGCATCATTCTATGATTATGAATCAATGGAATTTACTCCTGAAATATCAACCGCTTTAGATATATACGCCGAAGAGTCAACTACACCTGATCAAGATGGTTATATTCTTCAGATATACTCTGAATCAAAAAGAATTAAAGGTATTCTTGCCGATTTGTTTAATAACGTGTTGGATATCAATACCAACTTGGCGATGTGGACAAGAAATACTTGTAAATATGGGGATAACTTTGTGTATCTAAAATTGGATCCTGAAAAGGGTATTGTTGGTTGTATGCAATTACCTAATATTGAAATTGAACGATTGGAAAGAGGTATGGCGGCAAAATCAGTAAATGCCGAAGTTAATCCCGATCAAAAAGGTTTAAGATTCCATTGGAAGGTTAAAGATATGGAATTTAATTCTTGGGAAATTGCTCACTTTAGATTATTGGGTGACGATAGAAAACTTCCTTATGGTACTTCCATGTTGGAAAAAGCAAGACGTATTTGGAAACAATTATTATTATCTGAAGATGCGATGTTAATTTATCGTACATCAAGGGCACCTGAAAGAAGGGTGTTTAAGATATTTGTTGGAAACATGGACGATAAAGATGTTGAACCATATGTACAACGTGTTGCAAACAAATTCAAACGAGATCAGGTTGTGGATAATAAAACAGGTAATGTTGATTTACGTTTTAATCAAATGGCGGTGGATCAAGATTACTTTGTACCCGTTAGAGATGTTGCACAAACAATGCCTATTGAGACATTACCAGGAGCACAGAACTTATCAGAAATTGCGGATATTGAATACATCCAAAAGAAATTGGTAACCGCATTACGTGTACCAAAAGCATACTTAGGATTTGAGGAAGTTGTTGGTGATGGTAAAAATTTATCATTACAAGATATTCGTTTTGCAAGGACTATTAATAAAATTCAAAAAAGTATGATTGCGGAAATGAATAAAATTGCAATCATTCACTTGTTTTTATTAGGGTTTGAGGATGAATTACAAAACTTTACATTAGGACTTACAAATCCATCAAAACAAGCAGATCTATTAATGGTTGATGTATGGAAAGAAAAAGTATTGTTATATAAAGATCTTGTTTCTGAAATTCCTAACACATTGGCACCTACATCGGCGACTTGGGCTAAGAAACATATTTTTGGATTCTCTGACGAAGATATCAAATTGGATGTCCAACAGATGAGATTGGAAAGAGCGGTTGCCGCAGAACTTACAAATACACCTACGGTTATTACACATACAGGTATGTTTGATACCGTAGATAAATTATATAAAACTAAATCAGGATCTACTGAATCAGCAGGAGCTCCACCACCACCTGAAGGAGGGGGAGGAATGGATTTAGGAGGATTAGGGGGACCACCTCCACCGCCAGGTCCTGAACCAGGTGGTGACTTAGGAGGTTTACCTGAAAATATAGAAAAAAATAATTTAAATATTTTATTAGAAAGTGACGATATTCATGGGGATTCCTACATTGATTTAAGTAAAGCAAGAAATTCTTTGGGTTCAATGGAGAGTGAATTGAGCAAATTGTTAAGAGATTGATATTTATAAATAAAAAAGATTATGAAATTTGGTATATTAAAATCTAAGATAGAAAAAACGTTAGTAGAATCGTATAAGAAAAACTCATTCAAGAATGATATGTTTGTTTTTGAGGAGTTAATCTTAAAGAATAAAAACATCAGTAAATTGTTTTATTTATACAATGAGTTAAGTTCAAATAAAGGACTTAACGAATCTATTGCAAATGAATATATTAACCAAAGTGTAATACTTTATGAAAATCTAATCAATAAGATTACCCCTAAACAATTGAAGGAAATTGAAATGTGGGTTGGTCACTCCCAATGTGAAAATTCATACAAAACTATTGATAATTTTTTTTCAAATAATATTGTAGATCTTGAAAACAAACTTAAAAGTAAAAATTCAATTTTTGAATGTATTACTAAAAAAGTGGAGGATAATAAAACGGACGTTGTAAATGTTCCAATTAGTGAAATGGTTAATGTTGCAAACAAAACAATTTCAAATTACATTGATACGTTATCTGAATCAGATCAAAAAGAATTAAAATTATTATTATCATCTAATGATGAAACTATAAAAGAATCCTACCTTATGTTAAAGGGTAGTGTTATCGGTAAATTAGAGAAGTTAGAGGAAAATGAGCAAGATAAAGAAGTAATTGGTAGAATTAACGAAACAATTGAAACAATCAAAAATGAAAGTTTTGATAAGATGCGTTATTTTAAGTTACGTAAATTGAATGAGAATCTTTAATCGTTATTAAAACTTTGACGATATTTAGCTCTATTTTTAATTTCTCTTTTTGACACTGACTTTTTGGTAAATTCTTTTCTATTATTTAGAAGGGAATTTTGTCTAGTTCTGATTACCTTACTTTTTAGTTCTTTCAGGGCTCTTTCTATATCCCCGTTCTTGTTTACTTTAACAATTAACATCTGTTTTATTTATCGGTTTATTATATTTGATATATATCGCAAATATAACTATTATTTACAAAAATAAACGTGATAATATGAGAAATATCAATGAAAAAAGGAAAAACTTCCAAATTAAGTGGTTTCAGAACATCAAAGGTGGTCTATGGTACGGTGGACTCCAAAGAATTTAAATCCTTATACCTTAATTTACAGACAT